TTTACCATAAGCGATAGCAGCATTATTGTTTTTCAATTCATCAATAGGTGTATAGTCTGCTTTTATCCAACCTTGTTTAAAACTAGATGTACGATCTGGTAAGTATGTTTGTCCACCCATTTCTTGCAACAAAAAGTCTGTGTCAGGTTTATCTACTTCGAAACCTGTATCTTGTCCATAACCCCAATACTGATTCATCAACTGTGATTGTTTTGTCCATTTAAGTAGTTGTGCAGTTTTTGTATTTGTATTCATAAGTGTTACTCCACCAACTTTTGTATTACGCAAAAAGTTTTCATATGCAATAGAACCTAATAATCTGTTTTTAGCAAGTACCCATTGTTGAGGTGTTCTTGGAGCAAGTGTTCCTTCTTCTAGTGCATTTAAGTACGAATCATAACTAAACTCTCTATCTATATCTGTAGGTGTTAAGTAAAACGCAGTAGAGCTAAAATCTTCATACAAATCTTTGTTTTTTCTTGCCCAATCAGAACTAAATACTGTTTGTGGTCTAGCAACTACAGACCTTGATTTAGATGTAAGCATAGCAGTAGGATCAAGACCAAACTCTTGTACAAATCGTAAGGTTGCTTCGTAGTCATCTCCATCTGCTGCTGCTTTATAATCTCTGTATGTGTCTGCTAAAGATTCAATAAATAATGATTTACCTGATTGTTCTGTAACAGACCATATTGGAGAAGCAGCACCTGATGGACCTATAAGTTGTGATGCACCTCTAATAATAAATATTTTTCTTGCGTAATTAGTTGCTAGTTTTAATGCTTCTTCTGTTCCTTGTGGTGTACTATCATCTACTGCACCTGCGTAAACCAATGCTTTGTAAGTGTCTATAACTGTATTATTAAATAATCTATTTAAGTCTGCATTACCTGTGCCACCACCTTTGTATGCTTGATAAAACTTTTTAAGCCAAGCAGGAAATGGAGCTACACCATTTATAAATCCTTTAGGTGGTGTAAAATCACCAAATATAAATTGATTTACTACGCTTTCTTCAGGAAAGTTTTTTCGTAAATAACTAGCAGGAACTCTGATAATAGGTCCTACACCTGGCATAATATCTGCAACTAAGTTTACTGATGATATATACACAGGAAATGATGCTTCTACACCTGTATCTTGTAATTCTGGAAACATATGTTTTTGTATAAGACCTGTACCAGGATAAGCAAACACTTCTTCACCATTTACAGGATTTGTGTAAAAGAAACCTCTTTGACCTGTAGGATCAGCTAATGGGTTAGGTTCGCTACCACTTTGCACTAGCTTGTTAAGGTTTACAAGGTTTTTACCACCTGCCTTGCTTGTAATGTCTGACCAAGTTTTAAATATTTCAAGGTATGCCTCTAAGAAAGGAAAAGCAAATCTAAGAGAATCTCCTACTACTGTTCGTTCTGATATATCATAAAGTAATTTTTTAGTCTGTGTCAAAGCATCAGAGGCAATCATCTTGTCGTATATCTGTACATCTGTTATAGCTTCTTTAGGTCCTGAATATCCTGCACTATTTATTTTTTTCAAGTAACCATCTAGTATTGGGTCAAACTTAGTAAATTCTTTTAATGATTTATTTGCAATTAATACTATTTCATCTCTAGCATCTTTACCTAAAAACTCTATGGTTTCTGATACACGTTTCCAATACAATCTTCTAAAAGCAGGTGATCTGGACAACTTGTTTGTTTGTAATGACATTAATACTTGGAAAGCATTGTTAATTGTTTTTTCGTATAATCCTTCTACTTTGAATGTTGGATCAACAAAACCTCTAGTTATACTTGGTAGCTCATCATAGTAAGTTCCTATAAAAGCATTTACTAAATCATCTTGTGCCTCTTTAAACAAAGGAGCAACAATTTTTAAATCTTCATCTGTTATTTTTCCTTTTATGTAATCATCTGCAATTTGTTCAAAATCTTTATTGCCTATTTTCTTTTTAACTTTATCTGCTTTTGCTTTGCTTTTGGCAATAGCAGCAGTTGCAAAGAAATCCATTTGTTTACCATTAGTAGTTACAAACTTACCTCTGTTAGCTACCATTTCTAGTAGTTGCTGACTAGCAGTATCTTGTACCCAATTTAAAGCACTTGTGCCTTCATCTGCTATTACTTTGCCACCAAGACCTTGATTTACATTAGCTCTTAAATAATATACATACTCTAATGCAACTTCATCAGACTGTAATGCTTTATTAAATGGGTGTGATTGTTCTCCTACTACTTTTTCTAACCTTTTTTTCAAATCTCCATTTTTTAATCTGTCTGCTAATTTTCTAAATTCTTGTTGTTTTTGTAGTGGCGATAATCCTGTAGCTTCTATTCTTGCAATATCAACAGCTACATCATCATTAATCATTTGATATATAGTTCTAATAACTGCTGGGTTGTAATCTGCTTCTCCTTTACCAACAGTTCTCCACCTACCAGGATTTACTACTTTTCTCCTCATAGTTCTTACATTGTTCAAACCTGTTAAAGAATCTTGATATGCTATATCTGATGCGAAAGAACCACCTGCTGCTTCGCTTGGTAGTAGTGGATCAACACCTTTTCTTAATTTACCACCATCTTCTGCACCAACAGAACGACCAAACATTCTTGCTACTATCTGTATTGGTGCTAGTGGTGCGAATGATATACCTCTTGATACAAGTCGTATTTGTTCTTCCCCAATAACTTTTACTGTCCAAGCTGGTTTTAACAAAGCAAGTGGTTTAAATATATCAGAGTTGTACCAATCTAAAAATTGTATGAATGCTTCTGACTTCTCTCCACCAATTTGATCTACTAATTTAGTAAGATTACCTCTTCTTAATTTATCACTCATTTGATTAGCAGCTTTTATTACTTTGTTAAGTTCTGGTAAATATATTGTATTGTTAATTTGTGTACTAAACAAAGCTCTTGAAACACTATTCGCATCTTCAGGACTTACACCATTAGCTCTTAATACTTCGTTAATAGGAAATTTATTACCTTGACCATCTATTCCATACACACCTTTGTTCATATCAGCAGCAATATCTGCATCATCAGAAAACTGCCTAGATATTTTTGTTGCTTGTTTTGCAACAGATTCTTTTACACCTGAATCTATAAGAACTTTATAAAAATCTTGTTCTAGCCAATCAGCTACAACTTTATTTAGACTTGCACCTATGTCGCCACCTTTACTGTAAGCATCTATTGCATTGTTTAATAATTTGTTTGCAAGGTCTGTACCTTCCTCTGTTTGTTTTAAGAATGCTTTAGATTGCAAACTAAATCTATACAAGTTTTGTAAAGCATCAGCAGGGTCATTAGCATCTACTAATCTACCAAAAGATGGTGCAAAATATAACTGTAATGCTTTTTGTAAACCATTTCCACGAATAACTTGTGGTACATACATATTAGAAGCATCTATTAATCTTGCTGATCCTATACCCTCTGCTTTATCTATACCTTCTCTAATAACTTTTTCAGACAAAAACTCATCTAAAACACTTTCTGCTCTTTTGTCATAAGTGGTCAAGTTGTTATCTGCAATAGTTTTTTTAAGATCAGCAAAAAAGTTTGCATCTGTAATAGATTGTTTTGTACGAGTTATTATTTCAAAAGGATTGTCTGCATTATCAAATAATAACTTTTTAAATTCTTTACCTTTACTACCTGCAAGATATTGTTGTAATGTTGGTCCGTGAAATGTACTTCTTATACCTCTAGTAATTACACCTGCATCATCTAACACTTCTGCTGCTTGAAACATTTTACTTGCTTGTCTTGCTTTACCTATACCAAGTGTTGCAAAGTTTTCAGGAGATGCTAATTGAAAACCAAAATCTAATGCTCCTGTTGCAAATTGTGCCTGTTTAGTTCCAGGTTCATATACATTGTACAAACCTAATTCTTGGAATACTTTTCTACCAGGAGATACAGAAGGATTTAATCCTGCATTTTTAAATTGCTCTCCTAGTTCTCCTTGAAACTGCACTATGTTTTCTGCTGTTTCTCTTGATTCTACATCTATCTGCGTACCTAGTACATTATCTAAAACATATTGCCTAGCTTGTATTGGGTCATAACCACTAGCAACTAATCTTTTATATTCATCCGTATCAGAAGGATCAGTAGATAGTTTTAGCCAACCTCTACCCATATCAAAGTTTTCTCCTGACCTGATTGCTTCTAACATTTTGGGTGTTCGTAATGTTCCTTTTATAGCTTGTTTGTAAGCATCACTAAAAGATAAATTAGGGTTTTGATCTTGCAACTCTTCTGCTCTAGCTAATGCTGGAAATATTGCTTCGTATATATCTACAAAACCTGTAACAGCACCTCTAACAGTAGGTTTCAATATATTGTCTATAGGGCTACCTATTACTTGAAAAAATCTATTATTTTTTACTTGATTAGCTAAAGGGTTTCCTCCTACAAATCTTTTTATTTTATTAAATGTTGTTTCTCTTTGTAATTCTATTTTTTTTGCTATTTCAGATAAAGCATTGTTATCAAATGGCAGACCCATTTTTGCAGCAGCAGCTATAACACTAGCTGGTAAATTAGGGTAAGTGTTGGCTATCTGTGCAGCCCTGTCAGCTTCTTCCTGTGAAACTACAGGAGATACATTTTGTTTAGTTGCAAAAGTTTGTTGAAATTGGTCATCAAACAAATCATCATCATATCCAAAATCTTTAATCACCATTAGTCAAAATCCACCAACTGAAGTAATGCAGTATCACCTGTCATAGCATACATCTGATATAACAAATCATTTACATTTTGTTCTGGTGGTTGCACAGGTCCTGGTCCTGGACCAATATTTAATCCTGCTGTAACAGGTTCTGTTGGTCTTTGTGTTGCACCAAACACATCTACATTTGGCATTGGTCTAGGAGTTCTTGGTTGTGCTTGTGGCATTGTGTCTTTAGGTAATGGTGCAGCTTGTTGTTGCTCAGTCAAATCTTTTTGTTCTCCATAAGTAACACCAGGTATTCTTCTTATTGCTTGTGTTTGATCTTGAAAATTTCTTGCAGCAGGTGGTACATTCAAACCTCTATTGCTAGGACTTCTTGTTGCCATCTTCATCCTCCTCATCTTCGTAATACATAAAAGTTGAGGATATAATCATATAACCAAATGGAAATGCTAATGGTGGCATTTGGTCTTTAAACATTCTTGGTTGTAATGTTTCTTCCTCAAATAATATATCATCACCCAGCTCATCAACATCTCCTAATGAGTTATGTACAATATCTGCAAAGTCTTTGTTTAATGACATTATCCACCCATTCCTTGTAATAGCTGTGCTATGCCTGGTGGTGGACCTTGTGGTGGTAAGGTCGCACCTCCAAGCAATTCTTGTTCTTGCTCTGGTATCTCTGGTTGCTCTGCTGTGTAAAATTTATCTAAAATACTTTGCATATTGTCTGGTGTTTTTCTTATCTGTATGACAGCCATAGTTGCTTTAGGATCACCTTGTTGTGCCTGTGCTAACAAAGAATCAAATAAAACTTTATCTGCTTTTTCTTTTGTTATTCTGCTGTTTACCATAGACAAATTATCTAAACCATCTAAGTTTTCCTGCAAAGTCTGTGTGTCAATAATACCTGCCTGAAGTAGTTGCAGCCCTGTTACTATTTTCTGTGGCTCATCATATCCAGCCATAGCACCATACACCCTGCGTGTTTTGTAAGCACCCTGTATATCTGTGCTTGGGTCATACTTTTCACTAAAGAATTGATTGTTGTAATATCCTGATAATTCTTTTGACCTACCACCATACATTTTTTCATCAAACTCTAATCGTTTTGCATCAATCATTTCTATAGCATCTGACATAACTGTATGATATTCTCTAATCATCAACGACATAGATGCACCTAATTCCTCTAATCCTCTACCTGTTGCAAAGCTAAGTGGGCTTTGTGAATCATCAGATACAGGATAAGAACCACCAACACGAAGTTGTCTTTCTA